CCGACAATGAGCGCGACGCCAACTTGGACTCCTACTATGACTCCTACACCGACAATGAGCGCGACGCCAACTATGACTCCTACTATGACTCCCACTATGACTCCTACACCGACAATGAGCGCGACGCCAACTATGACTCCCACAATGACTCCTACACCGACAATGAGCGAAACACCCACACCTACAATGAGTGCAACTCCCACGCCTACAATGAGTGCAACTCCCACGCCTACAATGAGTGCAACACCAACTCTTACTCCAACGAAAACTCCAACGAAAACGCCAACAAAAACTCCAACGCCTACTCCAACGAAAACGTATCCGATACCAACGCCGGGAAATGTATTAGACAATCAAACTGTAATATGGGGCACGGAATTTACTTCAGCGCCTACTGCGACAACCAAAAAAAGTGTTTACCAGCCAACGGCCAATGACTATCAGTCAACGGCCAATGCCTATCAGCCAACAACGTTTCCGCCCAATGATTTAGCGAGCATATTAAATAACATAACTGCGGGACCGTCGGACGTTACTTACGCAAGAACAACCCCGGGTCTAATGAATAATATCAACAATAATGTATCTTATTCTGCTGCAAATAATTTATCGTATCCTTCAAATTACGCCGTGACGAATCCATCCATAACAACGGATTTAGAAACTTCTATACAAAATGCTGTGTCGGCTGTGCCTGCGGCGGTTTCCGCTGCCGCGGCCGAAGCTGCTAATTCCGCTATTCCCGCGGTAGTAAATGCAACAGGAAATGCTATAATACCATCTCTCGTCCCGGCCGCGGTAAATGCAGCTATTCCTGCGGCGGTGAACGCAGCGGGAACGGCTATAATACCATCGCTCGTTCCAGCTGCTGTAAATGCAGCTATTCCTGCTGCGGTGAACGCGGCGGGAACGGCCATGATACCATCTCTTGTTCCAGCTGCGGTGAATGAAGCCGTGCCGGCGGCGGTGAATGCCGCAGGAAACGCTATGATACCATCTCTTGTTCCAGTTGCGGTAAATGCGGCGGTGAATGCAGCCGTTCCTTCGGCAATAAACGCAGCCGTTAATTCACAGGCAATAAATCAGCAAAAAATGCCGGCGACACCGGCACCACTAACGATTTCTCTAAACGAACCAGCTCCAAAAGGCACCGACAAATTAAATTTAAAAAATGTGAACCCCGCATCTTTTCCTGCCGGTAGTATTCTAAAATTCGACGATGGTTCAACTGCTATTATCAAGGCGGTTATTATTAACGGCGTAACACCCACACCAATACAATCAGGGTTCTCTAATTTTTTCGAAAATTTTCAAGAAGGAAACGCCGAAACAAGTATAACTTTAATATTGGGACAACCCACAACGTCTGATACAAATACAGTTACTGTAGATTCAACGGTAAATCAAGTTGGTGTTGTAAACGCGTCCCCTGGTGTTGTAAATGTGCCATCATATAGTAGTTCTTTAAGTGATGCTGAATTGTCTTCTCTTGCAGCAAGAATTGAGAAAAAAATATTAGATGATATTCAAAATAGCGAAACCAAAATAATTAACGATATAGTCAATGGTGTAAATGCCAAAAATGTTTCTGCTAGCCAGGCCACAACTTTTGTACCTACTACAACTTTTGTACCCACTACAACTTTTGGTCCTACTACAACTTTTGGACCCACTACAACTTTAAAACCAACTACAACTTTAAAACCAACTACAACCCCTACTCCTCCCTATACGTATAAACCCCAACCGACCACACCAGACCCGCAAACGCAAGCCGCCGCGCTAATAAATCAGGCCCGATTAGATTATCAATCCGAACAAACATCGACTCAACAAGTGGGGCCTTCTTCGAATCCGGTTCTTCGCGAAAATACAAATAATGCATTTCAGGTTGGTAGAATGTCGGTGGATGTACCAGAAGATCGTTCTAATGCGAATAATGGTCAAATTCCGTCCATATCAGAAAGCCAAGCGAAAGTTAATTTTCCGGAAACGGCCACTCCTCCGGATATGTATTCTTATTATGGCGCATTAAGATCCAAAGGTTCTGATTATGTTGCGTCGAATACCATATCCGAAACAAATAAAATGTTAGGTAGATTGGATTATGTTCCTCCTCCTCTTCCGCCGAACCTAGATTTTACTTATTACGGAGCACTAAGGTCCAAGGGTATAGATGATGTAAAACCGGTTAACGCACTACAAGGACCAAACAATTATACTGGAAAAATATTGGATGAAAAAATTTATTCTATAACAGGACAACCCGGTTACGAAGAATTGCCTATTCAAAACCGCATTGATTATACAATGATACGTCCAGAAATAAATAAAAATGGCGCCGTTGCTTATTCATCAAACCCGGTTGATTTATATTCACAATACGGAGCGCTTGTTCCGAAAGGCGAATTTTATGCCAAATAAATAATTCATTTATCAAATATATCTATTTGATAAATTCATGCATTAAATCACTATTCATTGTATAACTCCAAAGTACGCGCGCTAGCGTCTTTTGCACTCACATAACGAGGCATCCAAAAATAAGGTATAATTTTTCCCATTCCTGGATAATAGGACTCAAATAGTTTACGATAATAATATTGCTCGGTGGTTTTCGGAATAAGATGGTCGTTGAGTAAAAACATTGCCTCATTCATTCTACATAGTGATTCAATAACAGCTTCTTCGTCGTGTAAATCCGGATTAAATTTTCGATAATCATTTTCAATTAAAAGCCGCGTACAATGCTCTTGTATGATTTGATAAAGTGATCGTGAATGTTTTGAAACGCCGTCACTAAACGCCTCTTTTCTTCTCCATAAAATTTCACTAGGTAATAGTGGAAGTCCTTTCGAATTTGCATAATTTAATTCGCAAAATGCGTTACGTAGTAAAAATTTTTCGCATTGTCCTTGTGCTTTATGATTTCGAAAGTTCATCGGTATAGATAAATAAAATTGCGTCCACGCCCTATCCAAAAATGGCGTTCTTGGTTCAAGACCGTGACTCGAAATGGATTTATCAGAACGCAACACATCAAATGTATGAATATCTTTCAAAAGACGACGACTTTCGCCGTCAAACTCCAAATCATCCGGCGCCTTATTCATATATAAATAACCACCGCATAGTTCATCCGATCCATCTCCGTTAAATATGACTTTGGCTTCACTATGCGCGGCAATATATTTTCCCAAAAGCCAATTCCCAATACTAGCACGAACCGTAGTTGTGTCGTAACTTTCAATGGCTTGAATAACATTGGGTATAGCGCTCAAAAAATCTTCTTCGGATAGCAAAATTTCATGATGTTTTGTGCCAAGATATTCCGCGACGATACGGGCGTTTTTTAAATCCTCTGAACCCGCCAAACCAATACTATATGTTTCGAGTGTAGGAAGACCGTTTTTAATATGAAATTCGTTTACTAAAGCAGTAATCAAACTACTATCCAATCCCCCCGATAGTAAGCACGCAATGGGGCGTTCCGTGGTGCAACATCTTTTTTCGACCGCGTTCGTGAGATAGAACTGAATTTTTTCGGCAATCTGCGACGCATTATAAAATGGATTATAAGATATCGCTTGAAAACCAGTAGAATGATACGAAACATATTGTTGAACAATGTTCCAATTGGAATGAGCTTTAAATGTGATTTCGTATTTGGAAAATGTCCCTGGGGTAAATTGTTTTATAGCATATTCACCATGAACATTGTTAACGTCACCCAAATCAAATACTATGCTCGGTGAAGCAGTGCGGTTTTTAATATTATTTAAACGATTTGTTATATCCGATAACATTTTTAATTCTGACGCAAATCCAACGATTTCATCATTCTCGGATTCCATAATATAAAGAGGACGCACGCCATATGGGTCCCTTGCGACATAAACTTTTCCGTTTTCGTTATATGAACTATAGTCAGTAAGTATAAATGCAAAAACTCCGTCTAACAATTGAAGCGTTTGTTCGATTCCGTATTTTTTATAGAGGTGTATAATGATTTCACAATCGGAATCGGACTTTGGTTGGACGCCCATTGCATCATATAATTCTTTATAGTTATAAATCTCTCCATTACATATCAGCGCAATGTCTCCAATAATAATGGGTTGGTTGGATTCACTATTGAGTCCATTGATGGCGAGTCGGTGAAATCCATAATTGACCTTTATCATAACACTTTTATAAATACTATGTTCCGGGCCGCGGCCTTTTCCTTTATTAAATTGTTCTAGAATGAAGTTATAAGGCAACATACGCTCGTCATTATTTAAAAGCGCGAATATTCCACACATCTTTTACTATAAATAAATGCATTTTATCTTTATATTAATTTGGTTTCTTAAAAATAAAATTATACTCTAATACTATAGTAAATGTTAAATACATCTGAAGTTATTCGCGAAATTAATAAATCGAATGATAGCAAACAAAATTTAGGAGATGGCGATAAATCTGTTCATCGCCAAGAAAAAAACGGCGTGGACATATTATGTCCGCCGTTATTGCCAAATTCTCCATTATTCGAAAACTTTGATCGAGGTAATTATGTGGACGAAATGACGGAATATGAGAACGCAATAAACGAATATGAAAAATCGAGTATTTTAAAAAAATATCAGGATATCGCGCATGAAATAAACCAGCCCACTCAGAATAGACCGAGTGGTTTTGCTTATTCTGCTCCGAAATTATCCAAGGACGTTAAAATAGTTCCCGAATTACACTATGAATCGATGTATAACGATAAAGTATGTACTTTTTTTATCGGGTCAGTAACCGCAGTTGGATTATATATTGTCTATAAGATGATGGAATAATGTTTTTGTTATTTTATAAATAACAAAAACTAATCGCTACGACTAAAGTTGATAACGTTTGTAAAGTTCAAGAGCGGTAAGACCGCCAAAAATTTGAGCCAAGCAGTAAGGCACCAAATCGCGCGAATCAATTTGTCCAGCCGACGCCATAACAATGGCTACCGCCGGATTGACACCACCTTTGGAAATATTATGCGTAAATAATAATACGAGCGCGAGAGAGGCGCCAATGGCAAGAGGATTGCCAGTAGCTAAAACTATGTATACAAATGTAAGGGTCCCGAAAAACTCCGCTAAATATTTGTACATTCTGCTATATAATTACAACGAGAAATAGTTTTTGTATTTTACATCATTATGGAATGACAATGTAAAATTATGCCTGAACACGCTTAAATGCTACATATTCAGCGTGATTTTGGTCTCCACCATTCGTTAAATCGTCATATAACTTACCAATCGCGTTCTGTTTTTTATACGTAATATAATCCGATGTATCAGAAACGTAACGCACATTTCCGCTTTGCGCAGCAATACCGGTTCCGTCGCAACGAGAGATAATGGAACCGATAGGACCTTGAAGTCCGGCGCGCGTTTTGTTTACTTGATTCGACCCACCGCAAACATAAGCTTGGCGGCCTAAATAATCGCCTAAACTAGTGACCGCGCGATAAGGAGTCGTGATGCGTCCACGACCGTTGATGCTTTGGGCCGTATTTACGTTATTCCACGAAGAACGTAAAATGCGGCGAATATTCGTTTGCTCGCTATCTTTGTAATTATTAATGGTTTGCGTAGGAGAATAACCTTGGTACGGACCTCCTAAATTGGTCATCACCATTGGTAAATTTAATGTCTTTGATGTAATAGGAACAGAGGACATGTATATTATAATCAAATATTTTTTATCAAGATTATATATAATAAATGAATAAAGCGGAACAGATAAAAAATTTAGAGGAGTCCATAGAAGAAAAGGTGGCGCAAAAATTCGACGCCGCTTGTGTAAAGTCAAAATCAAATTTGGGTAAAAACGTTCGATCTTATACTTTTGATTATCCCTCGTTTTCACCCGAAAATTTACTAAAGGATATTCCTTTACGTTCTCC